ACGAGGAGTTGACCCACGTCAGCCACAAATGCCTAATCCTCAGCAAATGCAACCACCACCGCCACCGCCACCGCCAGATCCAAAGGCAGAGGCTTGGGCTGATAAGAACAAGTGGTTTGGTGAAGATGAACCTATGACCTTGACATCTTTCTCAATTCATCGTAAACTGATGGAAGAAGGATTTGACCCTTCGTCTGATGACTATTATAATGAAATAGACAAAAGGATGAAGGATACATTCCCTCATAAGTTTGAACAAGGTTCAGAAAAGTTTACGCCGACTCAAACAGTCGCCTCTGCTAATAGAGGTGGTCCTGTCCAGGCGCGCAAAGGTACTGTGAGACTCACACCGTCACAAGTTGCCATAGCTAAAAAGTTAGGTGTGCCACTAAGCGAATATGCGAAATACGTGAAGGAGTAGGCATATGGAAAAAACAATGAAAACTAAACTACCGTCACGCGAGTCAGAAACTAGGACTAAGAGAGAGCGTCCTAAAGTATGGGCTCCACCGTCACAACTAGACGCACCACCTGCACCAAAGGGCTTTAAGCACCGATGGATAAGGGCCGAAGCAGTAGGACAGATGGATCAAAAAAATGTATCCGCTAGACTACGTGAAGGATGGGAATTTGTCAGAGCTGATGAGTTTCCTGAAATGGAATGGCCCTCAATTGATTCAGGTAGATATGAAGGTGTTATAGCTGTTGGAGGTTTAATGCTAGCAAGGATTCCTGAGGAAATCGTTGATCAGCGAAAACAATATTTTGCGCAAGTAACGCAAGATAAAGATGACGCAATAGCCAACGATCCTTTAAGAGACCAACATCCTAGCATGCCAATCTCGAAAGAGAGAAGTTCTCGCGTAACATTTGGTGGCAAGAAACCTAATTAAGTTTCCTAACACATAGTTACACAATTTTAGCACACTCGCGGTGAGTGTGTTATAACAATTTACTGTGAGGAAAAAATCATGGCTAATAAAGATGCGCCATTTGGTTTTAGAGCTGTAGGAAAACTTGGAAGTGACATCAATAATTCTGGAACTTCTAAGTATAAGATCGCTTCAGGAGAAAGTGATGTTATTTATAAAGGTGATGTTGTACAATTAGAAACTTCTGGTTGTATAACTGTTAGTGGTAATACTACTACTACAAACATCGGTGTATTTAACGGTTGCTTCTACAACGATCCAACTACAAAGAAACCAACATGGTCAAACTATTACCCTGGTAGCATTACGCCTACTGTGGGTGATATAGAAGCGTATGTTTATGATGACCCAAATCAGCTCTTCGAAGTTCAAGCTAATGGAACTATAGCACAAACAGCAGTTGGAGATAACTGCGATCAAGTTTATGCTGCCGGTTCTACTGTCAATGGACATTCTAAATCAGAACTAGGCGCCGTTGCTGGCGGTACAGCTCAATTTAGAGTAGTGAGAATTTCTGAAGATCCGGATAATAGTGATATTTCAAGTGCAAATTCAAATTGGATCGTGAGATTCAACGAGCACTTGTATTATTCTAATACTGCTGGAATTTAACCTATAGGAGATATTGAACAATGGTAATTTCAAGAATGCAATTGGTCAAAGAACTCGAACCAGGGTTAAATGCACTGTTCGGGTTGGAATACGACCGCTACGAAAATCAAGACAAAGAAATATTCGATACAGAGTCATCTGATCGAGCTTTCGAAGAAGAAGTAATGCTTGGTGGGTTTGCCAATGCTAGTGTAAAACCTGAGGGTCAAGGGGTAACCTATGAAGACGCTCAAGAAACTTTCACTGCAAGGTACACTCATGAAACTGTTGCATTAGCTTTCTCATTAACTGAAGAAGCCGTAGAGGATAACCTTTACGACAAACTCAGCACTAGATATACAAAAGCATTGGCACGTTCAATGGCTAACACTAAACAAGTTAAAGCTGCTAACGTTCTTAACAGAGCGTTTAACAACTCTTATCTTGGTGGTGATGATAAGGAGCTTTGTGCTACTGATCACCCAACTCTTAGTGGAGACCAGAAAAACGAATTGTCAACTGCTGCTGACTTAAACGAAACTTCGCTTGAGCAAGCACTTATCGACATTGCTGATATGAAAGACGAAAGAGGATTAAAGATTGCACTTAGAGGCATGAAATTAATCATCCCAGTTAACCTTCAGTTTATTGCTGAAAGATTAATGAAATCTTCTGGTAGAGTAGGCACTGCTGACAATGATGTCAACGCACTTAAATCAATGGGAATGATTCCACAGGGTTATACTGTGAATAACTTCCTAACTGATACTGATGCGTTCTTCATTAAAACAGATGCACCTAATGGACTTAAACACTTCACTAGAGCACCTATCAGAACTGCAATGGAAGGCGACTTCGATACTGGAAACGTTAGATACAAAGCTAGAGAAAGATACAGCTACGGCTGGTCTGACTGGAGAGGTATCTTTGGTTCACCAGGAGCTTAATAAATTTAGAAGGGGCGGAATTAGTTCGCCCCTTCTACCTAGTAAACAGTTACCGAGGCTGGCTAGGCAGTACAGTATAGTGACGAGGTAACGAAAGCCCTATACAGGCAAGGAGTATAACATGGCTACACATTTTAAAGGCCCAGTACTATTTTCAAGTGCATCAGCATTTGAAAACCTAAAAATGTCTATGTGGCCTGATCAATTCACCTATATGGATGATTTTAATCAGGGTGCGTTAGATACAACACACAATTGGACTATCGTAAAAGATTCAGGAGCGAGCGCAGCAGTTGTTGCAGACTCTCTATCTGGTGAAGTAAACTTAACTTCAGCAGCTACTACTGATAATGATGGTGCATCAATTCAAGCTAAACAAGAATCATTTGCTTTACCAACTACTGCAGGTGATAAACTTTATTTTGAAACTAGAGTAAAAATTTCTGATGCTACACAAACTGACTTCTTAGTTGGTTTCACAGAAACTTTTGCTACAAATCCAGAAGCTGCATTAACATCTAGTAATGTTATTGGATTTGTAAAAGTTGATGGTAGTGCTATTGTAAAAGGAACTACTGAAGCTAGCGATACGCAAACTTTAGTAACTTTTGATGACACTACAAAATCAACAATGGAAAATGATACTTATGTAACTTTAGGACTTGTTGCTACAAAAGGAACAAGCTTAGATAAAGTTGAGTTTTACATTAACAGAAACAAAGTTGGTCAATCTACTACAAACATTCCAACAGCTAACATGAAAGTGATGGCTATGAGTGTTTCTGGTGACGCTACTGGACAGAAGATCACTACAATTGACTACATTATGGCTGCGCAAGATAGGAACGTAAGCTATAGCTAAACAAATATAACCGTGGATGGGGAGTAATGTCCCCATCCTTTTACAAGGGGAATTAAAAATGGCACAATACGTAAAAAAATTATTTGATGGAGATAGAAAAGCTATCTTTTCATTTACCGCTAAAATAGCATCTACCACAGCTGAAACATATAAAGTTGATGCATCTAATTTAAATGCAAGAAACGATGGAACAGCTTGTACTTATGTAAATATAAATAAAATGTGGTGGAGTGTTAACAACACTGCAGTAACAAAACCACTTTTAATAGAGTGGGATAACAGTGGAACAAATCCAATTGCATGGTCTTGTAATTACGCTGATGATATGGACTTTAGTTCTATAGGAACTTTACAAAATACAAAAGCAACTAACTATTCTGGCGATGTTATGATTAACTTTTCTTCTGTTACTAACGATGATACTGCTAGTATAGTTATTGAGTTTATAAAAGAATACGACGCTATCTCGTAGAGGGTTAAATGGCTTATTCAGGTACGAGAACATTTAACCTCTCGATAGAGGAAATTATAGAAGAAGCATTTGAAAGATGCGGGCTTGAGGTACGTAGTGGATACGACTTAAGAACAGCACGAAGATCTTTAAACCTTATGTTTTCTGAGTGGGCTAATCGTGGTCTTAATTTATGGACTATTGATTATGCAACACAAACGATGACTGCTGGAACAAATTATTATTCTGTTAATCAAAAAGTTGTAGATATTATTGATGCAGCTATTACTACAACAGCTGGTGCTACTACAAATCTTGAAGGCAATAGTGATACAACTGACGTTGCTATTACAAAAATATCCAGAACTGAATATTTAAATTTAAGTAGAAAAGAACAAAGCTCTACAGGTGGGGACGCTCGTCCTACACAATTTTGCTTAATTAATGGACAAGTGACTGTTGGAGGATCTACTAATACTGGTAGACCAGAGCACAACATGACTTTATTTGTGTATCCTAGCCCTGATAAAGCTTATATAATGAAGTATTTCTATATAAATAGAATCATGGATGCAGGCGCATATTCAAATAATGCAGATGTACCATTCTATTTTCTTCCTTGTTTAGTTTCAGGATTAGCATATTATGTTTCTTTAAAAAGAGCTCCGCAGTTGACTGCGGGCCTTAAAATGCTTTATGAAGAAGAGTTTAAACGCACGGCAGATGCGAATAGAGAAAGGGTCTCATATCGTGTTAAACCGGCACAGGCTTACATACCGTAGGAGGAATGAAGATGGGAGAATGTAAAAAATGTGGTCACAACTGTCATTGCAGCAATGGTGGTGCATGTTGTGGTGGCCAATGTCAATGTCACGATTGTGACTGTAAAAAGGAGGAAGAATGAGTAACCCACGATGGAATAAACAATCAACTAATACTCGTGATGCGTCTACTAAAAAAGTAGGGCACTATGGAAGAGGACAAGTTGAAGCACCTGCAGCAGTAAATGCTGGAGCTGTGACAACAAAGGGTATTGCTCCAACTAGCGAAGGAAAAGAATCTGGTGGAACACCAATTGCTATTTCTAAAGGTAAAGTTAGTGGAACTGTACAAGGAATGGGTGCTGCTAAAAAAGGTGGCAAGTATCATTGGGTGTAGATGGCGTACGCTAAAGGAAAATATGCAATAGCTATTTCAGATCGTAGTGGATTACAATTCCCCTACAATGAAATGGTTAAAGAATGGAATGGCATGTGGGTCCATACAAGTGAGTATGAACCTAAGGCACCTCAATTGATGCCGCATGAACATTCACCTGATCCTCAAGCGTTAGAACATCCACGTCCAGCAAGAATAGCAAATGCTACAGAAAGATTATTAAACTTAAATCCATTTAGATTTACAAGTGGAAGCACTACAGTAACAGTTTTTCAACCTAGTCACGGATATACCACAAGTGACACAGTGAGGTTTAGAGATATTGGAGCACCTTTATGGGGTGCATCTGAAAGTGAACTAGAAGTTGCTTCAGGTTTTAGTTTATCAAGTAGCACTATTAATGACGACACTTATACAATAACAGTTACAACAGCACCTACTACGACAGCAAGTGGTGGTGGAGGAATGGCTTCAGCAGGGCCAGTTACGGTGAGCGCATGACAACTTACACTGAATTAGTACAGCAAATAAGAGACTACACTGAAACATCTAGTGATGTATTAACTGATACTATTGTTAATGATATTATTGAACATGTTGAAAACAGAATTTTAAGGGATGTTGATTTACCTGCTTTTAGATCTTATCAATATTCTAACTTTACAGCTTCCAACGCTTTCTTAACATTACCTGGTGGAGGATCTACAATTCCTACCCAGTTTTCTGTTATAAGAAGTGTAATGATTTATCCAGCTTCCGGCACAGGAGATAGAACATATTTAGAACAAAGAGATGTAACATTTATGGACGAATATTGGCCGGATAGAACAGCTACAGGAACACCAAAATATTATTCACAATGGGATTATAATACTATATACGTAGTTCCAACACCAGCTACTGCTAATTATGTAGAAGTAGGGTTAATTAAATTGCCTGACAGATTAACTTCTACTAATAGCAATACTTGGCTTGGTGATAACGCACCTGCACTTATGTTGTATGGCTGCCTTATCGAGGCCTTCAAATACTTGAAGGGTCCAG